AACGGGAGATAGAGAAAATGTTAGTCACTTGCACCAATACAGAAGCTTTTGTTAATGCTATGTTTGGTGGTATTCAAGCTGATGACCATGTTAAAAGGTTTAAATTCATACAGTTTTGCATCAAGACTTATGGGTTTAATCCAAGCAAAAAGTAGCTTGACGCTTCTAAAACAATCCGCTACTATCTGAAAATAAGATGTACCGTGGAATGGCCTCAATTGTAAAAGGAACCTTAAAATGTCTAAGCAAATCTCACTAGGAACTAAGAAGAAGTCTTACAAGTCCATCATGGAAGCTGCTAAGGTTGTGGCTGCTGCTAATGGTGAAGATGTGATGAAAGTTTACATGCGTAGCTATATGAGGATACGCGCTAATAAACCAGTAAAGCAAGCTTTGTTTAAACCTGCTCGCCCCTATGTAAAGAAAATTAATGAAGTCCAAATCAGCCAGTAGATATACAGATAAATCTTCCGGCATATATGCTATCGTTAATAAAATTAATGATAAAATGTATGTCGGAAGTTCTGTAATCTTACAGCAACGTAAAGGTAAACACCTTTGGGATTTACGTAACAATAAACATGCCAATCGTTATTTACAATTTGCTTTTAATAAATATAAAGAAACTAATTTTGAATTTAAAATTTTAGAAGTTGTAGAAAATATTAATAATTTAGTTTCGCGTGAGCAATATTGGATAGATTTTTATAATTGTGTTGTTCCTAATGGTTATAATTTGGCTCCATTTGCTATTAGCCAATTAGGTTTTAAACATTCAAATCAAACAAAAGCATTAATTTCTAAAATTCAAATAGGAAAAACTGCTTCAAATAAAACTAAATTAAAAATGTCAATTACTAGAAGCGGCAGAACTCAGACTGAAGAATGGGTTAAGAATAGAGTTGAAAGCAGACGACGTACTAATCCGCCTAAAGAAAAACCAGTTAAAGNCAAAACTAAAAGAATTATAAGTCAAGCTCATAAAGAAATACTGAGAAAATTAAGATTAGAAGAAATAGAAATTCGTAAATTATTATCTTGTATTATTCTAATAGATGGAGTAGTATTACCTGATGAANGAAGGCCGCACCGCGTAAATATGTTCGTCGTAATGTTGAAGTGGCTCAGCAGGTAGGAGTTTAAAATAAGTACCTTGTCGCTCGAATAAATTNGCAGTTACGGATATTAAAATAAAAAGGCCATAAGTTGCGATGAAAAGCAACAATAGTCTGTAGGAGCCTAAGCCTACACCGTAGCGGCAAGGATTTTTAAATATATAGGTATAACATGAAAACTTTTATAATGTATGCAGTAGCTATTTTTGAAGCTTGTATTTTAGCTGCTTTTGTAGCTACTGTTTTGATTTATGTTGATATAGCTCAAAAAGAATATNATAATAGATATGGATTGTATGATAGTTTGAAAAAGTAGTTTATTTAGGAGAGGTAAANAGCATGAAAGTTTCAGGTCACGACGCAACGATGTTTTCTCTTTATCTGTTGGTGATCGCCCTTGGCGTCAAGGTGTCTACTCACAATCCAATTATCGGGTATGCGCAAATCGTTATTGGTGCCGGGCTTTTTGGTTTGAGGCTTTGGATTCTTTCCAAGCGTGCACAGCTTTAAGGGGTGGCAAATGGCCTTGACTGACGGCATGGAACGGGAAGTAGAGCACGCTGAAATAATCAGGCGGCTTGGTTCCGCCGTCTGCGGCTCTGGCTCATGGAAAGGCGCGGTCTGATCGTCTCGACAAAGCAACGGCAGTTTTGGCCGTCCTGTCAGGGCATGAAGTNGTATCGCCTACGTTAACGCCATCACCTATCATCTTTTAATAAACTGACATTAGTTATCATATAACTTTTTTGAGTAGTGCCAAATTTTTGTTTTAATTGTTCTCTTGACAATTCCTGAATATGATCACGATCTAAAAGAATTTTCAAAGTTCTTTGAATTGCAAAAGTAGCTCCCATTTTGTCAACTCTAAAAGCAGCCACTCCTATTAATCTTTTACTTATATATCCATAGGGTATTACTTTATCAGAATGAAGCTGCTTATCTTTAGCTGTACAATATTTTAATAAATCAGACCAATTACCTGTAGCATATTCTTTTATAATTCTGCTCACTTCGTCAATTTGTTTAATTTCCTGAGTATTAGCTCCAATTTTCCCACTTTCAAATTTACCTGTTAATGTTTTAATATCATCNTCCACCATCCCTATCGCCCATTCCATAGCTTCTTTTTCTATAGTAGGGTTCCACATATTAATACCCACACTAACTATAGCCGCCAGTTTTAATACCTTTAAATGGGCACGGTTCCAAAGTTCTATCACAACTTCATTATTATTTTTATCATTAATAAATTTATCGCAACGCTTTGAATAAGTGGTAGACATAGCAGCGGCTTCTTTTGAAAAGTTTACTGTAATGACCCTACGGGGAGAAGCAGCTTGTACTGTCATTGCGTTAGCCGCTATCTGTGCAAGCTTATCAACCAATTCATTTGATGGCTTTGCTTGAGCATGATTGACATTTTCTTCAACACGTTCGCCATCATATTCAATTAAAAGAAAACGAGGTAGTAGACCTTCACTAATCATTTCCTCATTTAAATTTTTATAAAAAGTATGAGGGGTACTTTCACCTAAAATGCTGAATGCGGGCGAAGTTATAGCTGCAATATTTTTATCTTTATCTGAATAGATTGAAGGGTGGGCTACATCATTAAATCCAGATTTAGCATAAAGCTGTAGGATCATGCGGCGCAATGAAACATTTGCCCCATTACCATGACCATCAGACATGCTTGCTAAACGTAAACCAAACTCAGAAAGAACAGACACAAAGCCGGGATTTTTTGCGAGATACTTATAAAGTGCTGGACCTGAAGCTATTTCATCTGGCCCAATACATTCTTCAATAGAAGGAACTTGCTGGCGTACAGCGTAAATAAGTTTAGATATACCAGATTGAATGGCTTCTTTGCCGCGTCCAGTTTTAGCTAAAAGTAAAATGTATTGATTTAGTCCAGTGGAGGATACATTGTAGGCACGACCACAAATTCCAGCCATCAAACCTATTGCCGCTGCAATTGCTATTTCAGGCACAGGTCTAGGGGCGGCTTGATAAATAAATTGNGCGATTTCGCCTAAAAGGCCCGGAGGTGGATTTTTAAAGATATTGGTAGCGGCACTTGGATTTGAACCAAGATTAGCGCCTTCAAAGGGCGCGGTCTTACCATTGGACGATACCGCCTCAGCATTATGATTTACATTATAAATGGTGGGAACGGGAGGATTTGAACCTCCAACTAGACCGTTATGAGCGGTCGGCTCTAACCGTTGAGCTACATTCCCAATTTCTTTTTCAACTTCAATCTTTAAACCGTCCATGTCAATAGGAGCTAGCTCATTATCAAATGATTTATTAATCATCCAATCAACATAATCATTACGTTTTGCTTTAGGACGTTGGCCCAAAGCAGACATTCTAAAAAGCCTCATAATTTGAGGTTTATTCTTTGTATAAAAAGCAAACATATTAATTAAAGATAAGTCTGCCTCAGATTGGGAAGGATATAAGCCTCCCCAATCTCCAACATAAAGTCTTTGAAATTTATCACCATTAACAGCTTCAGCAGCAATTCTTAAAATTTCATTATCTGGTATCGTCTCTTGAGCCTCGCCTTTATAAATTAATTGTTGGGTAGGAGCATCCCCCATTTGTTCCCACAAGCTCATCAAATCGCTTTGACAATCTTTTATAGGTTCTGAATTATAAACATTCCCTGTGAAAGTTGCATAGCGTTCACTTGAATAAATTTCTATACAGCTACGCCTACGTCCCTGCGGTACATTCCCTTTAACAATAATATGCAAGCCTTGACCCGATGGTGAAAGCTCAGAGTAAGAATTAAAAACAGAGTATATCTTTTTTTGGCGTTCTAAAATTATCGGATCATTAGTTTGATCTAAATCTATAAAAGTAAAAGGATCATTGACGGCAAATACAAAGCCAATACCAGAATAATTAGCATTGCTAAATTTTGCCACCACTTCATCAAAGCTGCTCCAATGATTTGGATTTGTAACAGAAGCTTTATAACCGTTAATTTGGTATGGAATTTTTGAAGGCTTGGCTGCTCCAATATCCTCAGAGCGCCAGAGACACCATTGCTTTAGAGCGCGCAATTCTGCTGGAATATTATTAAAATTATTAGACAGGATAGCCCCCCTCGCAAGCTTTATTTGAGCTTGACTAAATAATCATGTAAAGATTGAAGCTTTTTATAAGATGGATTTTCTAAACTACCGCCTGAGAATTTACATACCCAACTATAAGATAATTTTAAATCATCAGCTATAGTTTGTAGAGATAAGCCCGGTGGCCTATTTTTTAAAAGATTGTGGGTAATTGTATAAAAATCCATTTGGGAATAAAACCTTATTATTTTTGTGAGCCTTCAAGGCATAGCGAGCAAAAAATACTCTGTCAATGGGGTTGACAATGACTTTTTGCGTGATAGGGTGCGAATTGTCTAGTGAAAAACCTAGAAGCATAGGGACGAATAAGAGATAGGCCCTTAAGGTATCCTAATTTCACTAGACGCTTTTTAATTTTAAATGGATGAATAAAAATGAATAACTGGTCAACCACTTGGGGTACTCCTCCTGTACATCCTGAAAAAAAATCAGAAGAAAGTTTTTCAGTTGTACGCATCCCTTCATGGGATAGCTTATCCGAAGATGCCCTATTGATGGAGCATAAAAAGCTTCAAGATGATTTGGCTTCTCTCAAAGCTAAAGAGCTTGAGCTACGTAAATATATTGGGAGCCGTGCTTTTCCTGCTAAGACTGAAGGCACCAATACAAAAGAATTGGGTAACGGATATGAGTTGAAGGCTGTTGTAAAATATAATTATAAACTCGCCGACAACGAAATTGTACAAAAAGTTTTAGATGAAATTGCAGCGTGTGGTAACGAGGGGCCGTTTATTGCGGACCGTCTTGTTAGCTGGACCCCTAATTTTTTGAAAACTGAATATATAAAGCTTCAGGAAGATGCTGGAAAAGGTAATGAGACAGCTAAAAAAATTTTAAGGTTGACTGAGGTGATGCTTACAATTACCGAGGCCGCTCCTACATTGACAATTAAAGAGCCTAAGAAATGAATAAAATTTTAAAGCTTTTAAATTACAGAAGGGAAACTGTCATAAATCAAAGACAGGCCAATCAACATGCTTTAATGAATGCTCAAAATACAGCGCATGAATGTCGTATTTTGATAAATGAAGCAGACCAAGATTTAATTGAAATAGAAAGCNCAATTGAAGTTTTAAAAGGCGTTAGAAAGAATTAAATGGATCAACGTAATCTAAAACCGGCTTCAGAATTTGCTCAGCTTTATGGTTGTAAAGCTATAATTTATGGTGCCCCCGGTTCAGCTAAAACTCCATTAGTAAATACTGCGCCTAGACCTGTTTTGCTTGCTTGTGAACCGGGTATGTTATCTATGCGTGGCTCTAATGTACCTACATGCCAAGCTTTCACTCCTGAAGCTTGTGATGATTTCTTTAAATGGTTTTTTAATTCAGCAGAAGTTAAAAATTACGATACGCTTGCTATTGATAGCGTGAGCCAACTAGCTGATATATATCTTCAAGCATCCTTAAAGAAATTAAAGCACGGCCTACAAGCTTATGGTGCAATGGCTACTGCTGTAATGGATCATATGCGCCCATTGTTCTTTACTCCTCAAAAGCATACTTATTTAATTTGTAAACAAAATATTGAAAATGGGATGGCTCGTCCTTGGTTTCCCGGTAATCAATTAAATGTTGATATACCCCATATGTATGATTTTATTTTGCATCTTGGAATTAAAAATGTTCCCGGCGTAGGACAAGTAAAAGCTTTCCAATGTAATGAGAGTTTTGATTTTTTATGCCGTAATCGCACTGGTAATCTTTTAGATTATGAAGAACCTCACTTTGGCAAACTTGTTCAAAAGGCAATGACAACATGAAATTTGAAACGCATAAGCAAGAAATAGTAGAAGTATATAATGAAATTAAATATGTAGTCGGTTATATCTGGAACGATCAAATTTTTAAAACTAAAATTGAAGCCGCTCAAGCTAGAGCTACCTATAAAATTCGTATGTTATGTGGCGCTAATTTTTATAGTATGCCACTTCCCGTTTACGATCTTGTAAAAACTATTCTAAAGTCATAGAAATTCTTAAAGAAATTGAGGCTNTGTAATGACCAAACTTTCCGTCTCTCTACCTACATATAATGAATTAAAAGTATTACTCACTCAGCAAGGCAAGGAAATAAATGACGGTGCCCCACTTCAAATTGAAAAGGGTACTGCTCTTATGCCTCCTCACGATTTCAGGATGGTAGCCATTAGGCAAAATTGTTTAATGGCTGCTTCTGAAGTATTTAAAAATTCTGCTAAGGATACATCAGAAGAATTTTTAGATATAGCTAACCATATTTTTAATTGGTGTATGGATGGAAAAAAGGATACAACCGAAGCAAACAAAGGATGGAAGTGATGGATAATCAGCATAAACAAATCAAAGGATACCGTGATTTATCACAATACGAAATTGATTTAATGAATGCGGCTAAAGAAAAAAGTGCATCAACTGGCTCTTTCATTGAGGAACTAGAAAAAATTGAAAGTGTTGGCATTGACAAGCGTTGGCTTGCTATTGCTAAGACAGATTTACAAAAAGGTTTTATGAGCCTTGTTCGTGCAATCGCCAGACCGGAGAGCTTTTAATGAACTTAAAAACTAAAATTATTGAAGAACTTGCTTTAGATGCTTTTAAAAAGAAAGAGCATTTGGAAGCATTACAATCTATTGGTCGTTCTGATGACCCAAAGGAACGCAAGAGGCTTGCCGTTGCTTTGGCTCTTGCTAAAGCAGCTTCATATGAAGCTGATAGCAAACTTACAACCGCCATCTATCACTAGAAAGGAACTNCTCTATGGATTTTTTTGATGCTTCTAAAGTTCAACCGTCTCAAGGTGTCGGCGGTCATCCTCCCGGTCGCTTCCCATTCGCCATTACCAACACTCATGTTGCGGAAAATCGTAACAAGGATGGTGGAATGTTGGTTGTCGAAATGACTTCTGATGTTGGTCGTATTGAGAACCGTTATAATCTTTGGAATAAGTCTGAAAAGGCTGTTGAGATTGCTCAGAAAGAACTCTCTGCGCTTTGCCATGCTACGGGTATCTTTAGATTGACATTCCCTAAAGATGCTCAGGGCATGCCTCTTGCGGATCAAGCTGCGCGTGAATTGCGCGGTGGTCGTGGTATCATGGAGGTTGCTTTCCAGAAGGGCCACGAACCATCAGCAGAAAAGCCTGAAGGCGGTTATGTAGAAGTCCGCAAGGTGTTTGATGCTTCTGGTAATGAACCGGGTAAAGGTGGTGCTGCTCCTCAGGTTCAGCCTGTTCAGCAGCCTCAGCAAGCGCCACAACAGCCTCAGCAGCCGTCTCAACCGGCTTGGGGTGGCGCTCCTACTGCTCAACCTGCTCAGCAAGCACCTCAGCAGCCCGCTTGGGCACCTCAAGGTAATGCTCCTGCAGCTTCTCCGCCTTGGGGAAAATAATTAAAACTAATATTNAAAACTAATGGGGAGGGTTAAATTCCTCCCCATTTTTAAATTAAAGGGATTAGTTTTGTTCCGCTTTCTCGATTATCAGCAAGGTAGATGGCAACCAAGGGATATAGACGATAGGATGCCTATTTTAAATGCCTTTGAAATTCAATCGCGGTTATACGAATATGCAGCAGAATATAGCATCGAACAATATCCATCTGAGCATCGTGACCATCTAGGTATTTCAGTAATTGGTAAAAAATGTAGCCGTGATATTTGGTATGGGTTCCGTTGGGTTAAGCTTATTCAGCATGATCCAAGGATACGAAGATTATTTCAGCGTGGTCATAATGAGGAAAAAAGCTTTCAAGGCTTTTTATTGTGGGCGGGTTTTAGATTACGCGGCGTAGATAAAAATGGTAAACAATTCCGCCTATCGGCTGTTAATGGCCACTATGGAGGTTCTACAGACGATTTAGCTTTAATAGCTTGGTGCGAGGATTTGCCTGTTGTTTGTGAATATAAAACTCATGGGGAAAAGAGTTTTAATGAATTAAAAGATAAAAAATTAAAGTTAGCCAAACCTCAACATTATAAACAAATGTGCGGGTATGGGCGGGGATTTGAAATTAAACATGGGTTGTATTGTGCAGTAAATAAAAATACCGATGAATGGTATTTTGAATTTGTAGAACTTGATTGGGATGAGGCTATTGAATTAGAGAAGAAAGCAGCGGATATAATTTATAGCCAAACTCCACCAGCTAAAATAAATGAAGACCCTGCTTACTTTGATTGTAAATATTGTGATCATAAAGGTATTTGTCACCAAGGCGAGCCTGTAGAAAAAAATTGTAGGAGTTGTATTAATGCTTCGCCAGCTTTAGAGGATAAGTGGGTTTGTGCAAAGTTTGGAGAAATACCTAAAGACTTTTTAAAGGTTGGTTGTGGAGAATGGAAGGGAATTGTTTAAAATGGCTGGTTACGCATGTAATGTTGGCATTAGATTTTTAAAACATAATCCTAAAATATTACGCGCTGCTGCTCTTTACTGCGAGGACGCATGACCTTTAAACTTCGCTGGTATCAAGAGGAAGCTATAAATTCTATTTACCATTACTTTTTATCAAAGAATGGAAATCCGGTCATTGGTTTGCCCACAGGTAGCGGCAAGACGGCTATTCCAAATGTATTTATTCAGAGAGTGATTAAAGAATGGCCTAACCAAAAATTTATGGTCGTTTCTCACATAAAAGAATTACTCGAACAAGCTTATGTAAATATGATGAAAGTTTGGCCAGAAGCGCCGGTCGGAATTTATTCGGCTGGAATTGGTCGCAAAGATACAGCACACCCAATTATTTTTGCTGGTATTCAAAGTGCAGTTAAGAATGCAATGCAGTTTGGGCACCGCGATTTAATATTTATTGATGAAGTCCATATGGTTAATCAAGACGAAAATTCTATGTATCAGAATTTTTTAGCTGTAATGAAACTTATAAATCCTAATATTAAATTTATTGGATTATCTGCTACATTATTTAGGATGGGTCAAGGGCATATCACAGATAACGGGCTGTTCACTGACGTCATTTACGATATGACTAACATGGAAGGATTTAATAAATTAATTGAGCAAGGCTTTTTATTACCATTGGTTCCTTTAAGAACTCGTACCCAACTAGACACTAGTGATGTGGGTATATCAAAAGGTGATTTTGTTTTATCTCAGCTTGAAAAGAAAGTTGATGTTAATGAGGTTACTTATGCAGCATTGAGAGAGGCTTGTGAGTACGGAAAGGATAGAAAATCTTGGTTAGTATTTAGTTCCGGTATAGATCATAGCAATCATATTAGCGAAATGTTGCAAAGTTTTGGGATAGATTGCGTATCTGTTCATTCTAAACAAACTAAAGAATTTAACGACAAAGCTATCAAATCATTTAAAAATGGAGATATAAAAGTATTATCGTCTTATTCTAAATTAAGTACAGGCTTCGATCATCCGGCGATTGATTTGATTATAGATTTGCGCCCTACCATGAGTGTACCTTTACATGTTCAAAAATATGGACGTGGCACAAGACCTGTTTATGCAGATGGTTTTGATTTAAATACAATAGAGGGTAGGTTAGCTTCTATTAAAGCAAGCCCGAAACAAAATTGTCTTGCTCTTGACTATGGAAAAAATACACAACGCTTAGGTTTTATCAATGATCCTGTACTTCCTAGACGTAAGGGAGAGGGAGGGGGAGAAACCCCCGTTAAAATTTGTGAGTTTTGTGGTGTATTCAATCATATTAAAAATAAAACCTGTACCCATTGTGAAACTGAGTTTAGCTTTGAAATTAAAATTACTAAAACTGCTGGTTTTCACGAACTTATAAAATCAGATTTACCAATTATAGAAACATTCGATGTTGATAGAGTTATTTATAATAAGCATCAAAAATCAGAAGCTTCAACTCCATGCTTGAAAATCACATATTTTACGGGTATACGTTCATTTAACGAATGGTTATTCCCACAATCTATGAAGGGACTGGGCAGACATACATTTCATACTTGGTGGAGGGCTAGAAGTAACGTCCCTCCTCCATCAACAGTAGAAGAAGCTCTTGGTTATTGTCAGCATTTAAAGAAACCAAAGAATGTAAAAGTATGGGTAAATAAAGATAGACCTGAAATAATGGGAGTGGAGTTTTAGTTAAATGAAACAAACAGCAGCCGAAATATTACAAACAACTAATCGGCATGATTTATTGAATTTGATTGCTCTAAACTTTACAAACTATCTTTTTGAGCAAGGCTATTTTTCCACTTGTCTCNATTGTTGTTATTGGAAAGATAAAGAAGAACTTTGCAGTAAGTTTAACGCAAGACCACCAGCTAAGGTGATAGTATCTGGCTGCAATGAACATACGGACGTTCCTTTCTGATGTATAAATTTATTGATAATGTTGAGTTGCCGCCGCCTGCTAAAAAGCGGTATCCGTCGCGTCAAAAATCAAAAGAAGAAAAACTAAAAATATATAAAGAAAAATACACTAGAGATAATAAAAATAGACCTAAAGATTATGTTAGATTTCATCTAAGAAAAAGTTATCATAAAATGAAAAGAGACGACCCTGAGCAATTGTTAAGGCATCGGGCAAAAAGAAAAGCTCTAGTTTTAAAAAAGTTAGAAGAAAAAGCAGGTAGACCTAAACCACTTATATGCGAGGTTTGCGACAAACCCGGGAAAATATGTTTTGATCATTGTCATAACCAAGGAAAATTTAGAGGCTGGATTTGTGATAGTTGTAATCGTGCATTAGGTCATGCTAAAGATAGTCCTGATATCTTGAGAAAATTAGCAGAATATTTAGAAAAATCTTAAAAGTTGTGAAGAACATAGCGATGTACCTTTCTAAAGGAATGAGATTTTTCTGGAAAGAAAGAGGCAATGCAATTTTAGGATTAAGAAAAATAGGTTTATCGTGGAATAAAATTGGTATGATATTGGATATGGATAAGAATAATGTTAGAAGGACATATTTAAGATATGCCCCCAAGACCTAAAAAACCCTCTGAAAAAACAGCTTCTAAACTTTTAGAAGCTGTACGCTTTTTATCTATGGTAGCCAAGGATGAAGGTTCGCCGCAGGACACCCATATTCTCTTATCTAATAAAACGGCTACTGCATTTAATGGGATGATTGGAGCCGGATATATAATTGAAGAAGATTTATTTGCCGCTCCTCATGCTAAAACATTTCTAAATGCGTTAGCTAAGTGTGGGGAGCAGTACGCTATAACTCAATTGGATCAATCTAGACTTTCAATAAAATCTGGGCCATTTAAAGCAATCATACCTTGTATAGACCCTACTTTATTATATTTTCCAATTCCCGACCCTATGCAAGCTCCTATAGACGATAAATTTAAAGAAGCTTTGTCATTAGTAGAGAAAATTAAACCTGAGAATGGTCAAGAGATATTTTTAGTCTCCAATCTTTTAAACGGTCCTTCTTTACTAGCTACTGATGGCAAAATTCTAATAGAAGCTCGGCACGGCTTAAACTTGCCCACAAATGTACCTATTCCCAAAGCTATTATACCTATTATTACAGGAGCTAAAAAACTAATCGGCTTTGGTTTATCGAATACAACAGCAACTTTTTATGTTGATGGTAATAGCTTTATACGTACTCAATTGTATGTGAAGGGTTGGCCTGACATAAGTGGACTCTTGGAAAAGCCCTCAAATCCAATCCCTATACCACCTGACTTCTTTAAAGGCTTCGATGCTGTTAAAGACTTTTCACGCAATGGGATGGTTTATTTTAAAGATAATAAAATAAGCAGCCATGCTGAAGATGGAGTAGGGGCGGAATTTGAAGTTGAGGGTTTAAAGTTTGGTCCTGTGTATGCAGCAAAGTATATACAACTTTTAAAAGAAATGGCTACCAAAATTGACTTTTATGTACCTGCTGATAGAAATAGTAAGTTGCTTGCGTTCGTAGGCGAGAGATGTAGGGGCGTATTAATGGGGTTTGGGTGAGATGGATAAATTCTTTCCAATTGTCCTAATAATTTTAGATGTAGCCGCCGCTATAACTTATGCTTTATATTTTAATTGGAAAATGTCAGTGTATTGGTTAGCCGCAGCCGTCTTAACAATTTGTGTGACCATATGATTTTCACTGATATTAAAAACGGTCGTTTCTATAATGAGGATTGCTTTGATGCCATGCGGGAAATTCCAGATGGTGTTATTGATATGGTCTTATGCGATTTACCTTATGGGACTACGCAAAACAAAGGCGATTATCCCGGACTTAACTTTAGGGGATGGAAGCCACTACGCTGGCTGCGACAGGGCGGCGCGATATTTCTATGTGTTGTAATTCAGTTCCTTGCACTCGGACAAAACGAACCGGCTTTCGCCAAAATCCCACTCACTACAAACGCCAGTTTCATGGCGTTGGCCGAAAACGTCGAGGTATGTCAGTTTGCCCCAGAAAAATATGCGGCCAGTTTTGTTTTTGGCGGTGGCGATGCCGAGAACTCCGGTGAATATGGTCAACCACAGCGTATATTTGGCAATTCGATCATCGATACTCTTGGTCTCGGCAACATAATTGGGCTTTTCTTTGGAGGATGTTTTGGTTTGATATTGCTGATTGTTTTGAGAATTAGATGATTCAACAACCATCCCCATCGCGAAAATTGCGACCAGAAGCCTTCAATCGTGTTCGTGTGAACTGCACCGACAACGTAACGCTTGGCGGCGTGGTGGACGCGCTCATGCGGGTAGTCGGACAGGCCGCCGTAGATGCGGCTTTCGTCGGTCGCCAACAGGCTGACTTTGTTGGAAACGCATTCACGCACGAAAGCTTCGGCATCAGTCTTGTTCACCGATTGCAGGACACGGGCGATGACGTTGCCCCTGCGGCGCACCGCGCCGATGATCGGTGTCTTGGTGGACGGCGCATGTTTGCCGCCGCGTCCGCGCTTATCCCAATGCTTGTTCTTGTCCTTGCTATAGAGCGTATTACTAATCATGCTATCTAACCCCGGCCTAATCCGACTCTCTGATGAAAAGGTAGTTATTAAACCTTTTCGTCCTAGATCAATTAAAGAAGTTGAATGGCTATCTGATGCTGAGTTAGTTGCCAATGCTGGCGGCTATATGATCTATGATGTTGAAATATTTAAAAACTATTTCTTCATTGGATTTAAATGTTTAACTACAGAAAAATATCTTACATTAGAAAGCCCGTTTAATGAGCGCAAGCTTTCATGGATTATGTTTAACTACTGTTGCGTGGGCTTTAACAATATTAAATTTGATAATCCAATTTTATGGCTAAGCTATAAGACCCAAGATATACCCACCCTTCAGCGCCTAGCTTCTGAAATGATTAATGAGGGTCTTTGGTATCAGGAAGCTCAGAAGATTTTCCAATTCAAAATATATGATACTAAAATAATNGATACAATAGAAGTAGCCCCATTAAAGGGGAGTTTAAAACTTTATATGGCTCGTCTACATGCTCCACGCATTCAAGAGCTTCCTTTTCCGATCAATGTTAATTTAGATGATGAACAAAAGCGTATTGCTAAATATTATAATATAAATGACTTAGATGGTACAGAGCAGCTATTTGAATTTATGAAAGAACGCATTGAGTTGCGTCAAGCTATGTCTGCTGAATACGGATTAGATTTATTAAGCAAGTCTGATGCTCAAATAGCCGAAGCTGTGCTAATACAGGAAGTGACTAAGCTTAATGGTGTTAGACCGAAGAAACCTGACATTCCTCCCGGCTTCAGCTTTAAATACACCGCCCCTGATTATATTAAATTCCAGACGCCAGCCCTACAGGCCCTTCTTAAAACCGTCCAATCAGCGGCCTTTATTATTGGGGAGAGTGGCAAGGTAACGCTACCGGAGGAATTAAAAACCGCCGTCAAAGTTGGAACCGGCGAGTATCGCTTAGGGAATGGTGGATTGCATAGCTCTGAGGAAAATGTCTCATACGTTGCGACAGCCCTTGACTGAGGGATAAAACCTTGCTACGTCAAGCCGACCACTTTTTGGAGCGGCTATGACCATTGGTATTTATGCTATTGTAAATCTAATAAATGATAAAAAGTACATTGGCAAATCTATTAATATAGAGTCTAGATGGTGGCAGCATAATAATGATTTGAGTAAGGATGAATGCCCAAAAGATTGCAATAGGCATTTATATAGAGCCGTTCATAAGCATGGGCTTATGAATTTTGAATTTCAAGTGTTAGAAAAATTTGAAATTGCTGATGATGGTGTATTAAAAGATTGCGAACTAAAATGGATAGATTTTTATGAAACATGCGATAGAAAATATGGATATAATTTAAGACGAGATAGTTCAACTAAATGTATAGTACATGATGAGACTATACAGCTAAGAAAAAGCGGTTTATATAAAGGAGAGAATAATCCAAACTTTGGAAACAGATGGAACGATCAACAAAAACTAAATATGAGTGAAAGGCAAAAGATAAGACACTTAAGTATAGAATATACAGATGAGCAGAGAAAGTCGATAGGTGATAGATCAAAAGAAATATGGAAAGATTTAGCTAAAAGAAAACAAATGGCTGAAAACGTCTCTAAAAGTAAAAATACTCACGACTTTTATCAGTACGATATGCAAATGAATTTAATAAAGGTTTATGGCTCTATCCATCAAATCATAGAAGAAAACCCAACCTATAAATGGCAAAACATATACGCAGCTTGTAATGGAAATAAGCTTACTTATATGAGGTTTCAATGGAAACGAAAACTGAAGAACCATTCTATTTGATCGACCGTGATGTGCGCGGCTACTATCCGAATTTAATTTTAAACCTAAATTTGATACCTAGAGCTATGGGACAATCTTTTCTATCTGCCTACAAAAAAATTGTGGGCAAAAGAGAACACGCTAAATTAAATAAAATATTCTCCACTGATAAAGGTCTCAAGATCGTAATCAATGGCACATCGGGTAAGTTTAGTGACCCTTACTCTATGCTGTACGGACCAGACTTAACCATTCAAATGACTGTTAGCGGCCAACTCACTTTATTAATGCTAGTTGAAATGTTTGAGCTAAACGGTATCACAGTTATATCTGCTAATACTGATGGGATTTTATCTAAGGTTCCTAAAAGTAAAAAGCCTGTAATGGAAGAAATTATAGCACAATGGGAAAAAGTTACAGGTTTAATTACAGAAGAAACTTTATATTCAGCCTACTATGCGGCAAACGTCAACAGCTACTTTGCAATAAAAGCTGGCGCTAAATCCATAAAAGATATTAAAGTTAAAGGCCCATATTCTGAGGTAGGATCACAAAGCGGAACTCAACTCGATACTAATCCTACAAGTCAAATTTGCACTGATGCTATAAAGCAATTGCTTTTAGATGGAACTCCTATTGAACAAACGATATTAAATTGTAAAGACTTCACTCGCTTTATAACTGTAAGACAAGCCAAGGCTCCCGGTGCCCACAAAGATGGTGAATATTTAGGCAAAGTAATCAGATGGTATTATAAAAAAGGTGAATTAGGCACAATTAACTATGTAGAAAGCAATAATAAGATACCTGATAGTGAAGGGGCTTGGCCTGTACTGGATTTACCAGAAACAAAGCCTTTAGATATAGACTATAATTGGTACAAGTCTAAGTGCATGGAAATACTACAAGAAATAGCTTATTATCCCAAAGCTCAACAAATGAAATTATTTTGATTGGCAATCTAATCATTTTTGTGTAATATGATTATATGAACAATGGAGTACATAAAATGAAGTTTGATGTATCAAATAGATTTACAAGAAATATTCAATTTACTGCTGAAATTGATTGTAAAGAAAACGAAACAACCTATGTTAAAATGGGACTTGCTATAAAATGGGCAATTGAAACAAAAGCTTACCTTGGTGGTGCTTACCTTGGTGGTGCTGACCTTCGTGATGCTGACCTTGGTGGTGCTTACCTTGGTGGTGCTGACCTTGGTGATGCTGACCTTCGTGAAGCTTACCTTCGTGGTGCTTACCTTCGTGGTGCTTACCTTGGTGGTTCTGACCTTCGTGATGCTGACCTTGGTAGTGCTTACCTTCGTGATGCTGACCTTCGTGATGCTGACCTTNGTGNTGCTNACCTTCGTGGTGCTTACCTTGGTGGTGCTGACCTTCGTGGTGCTGACCTTGGTGAACAATGGATTATACAAGGACCGTGCCGTAGCGATGGCTATTTTTTCTTCTTGACTAATTTAAAAAATGAAGAAGTGAGAGTTAAAGCGGGTTGCCGTAATTTTAACCTTGAAGAAGCGTACGCTCATTGGAATTATACTAGAAAAGGTACTAAATTAGGAGAAGAAACTATACTCATTTTAAAATATATGGAAAAAGTAGCTAAATTAACAGGTCATTTAAAATAGATACAAAAATAGTTCTAGATTATGCTTGCAATAGTTTTAAAATGTGGTATGTTAGGTATATCAGAAACGGA